TAAATTTATTGAATTAGACAAGACATTATTACCAGATACAAAAGGTAGAAGAATAGACGGCCATAGATTTTACGAGATTGAAGGTAAAAACTATCCGTCTGTTACTACCGTTTTAAACATACGAAAAAAAGAAGGCCTACAAGAGTGGCGAAATAACGTTGGCGAAGAAGTTGCTAACTATGAAATGCGAAGAGCCGCAAATAGAGGTAAGGCAACCCATACATTAGTTGAACAATACTTAAAAGGTGAAACACCTAGTGAAAGAGGTGTATTACCATTAGGATTATTTAAACTATTAAAACCTTACGTAGATCAAATCAACAACGTACATTGCTTAGAAACAATAATGTACTCACACAAATTGACAATTGCAGGACAAGTAGATTGTATTGCAGAATACAATGGCAAGTTGTCAGTTATAGACTTCAAAACAGCAAACAAAGAACGACAAGAGGGTTGGATAGATAATTACTTCCTACAAACTACTGCCTATGCAGTTATGTATGAGGAGATATTCGGTACACCCATAGAACAAATTGTTGTGTTAATTGCAGGTGAAGACGGATCAGTTGCTTGTTATAAGAAAGATAAAAAAGAATTTATGGAACCTTTAGGGGATGCTATACAGAAATTTTATAAATATTATGAAGAATTAAATAAAGGAAAAGTCAAAAGTACGAAATAATTTAAAGAGGTGATTTACAGTACCTACTTGCGACCTCAACAGCTAAAGGGAAACAATGAAAAAAATAATAGTAGTTTTAAGTTTATTATGTGGTATTGCATATGCTGAACACGGTGTTGATGAAAAACATTATAACTTATACTGGCAACAAATACCAGCAGTATGTGGCAATCCAGAGGCGACACAAGAATATATTGATGATAAAGGATTTGAAGTTAAACATATAAGTTTAGGTAGATCAGGAAGTAAACCTGATGGCGAACCAGTTTATATGATAACGTACTATGAAAACAAAGATCAGGTTTTAGTAACAGTTGATATACCTGCTGCTTTAGAAACTTGTATTTTGTTTCATACATATGATAAGAGCGAAGTAAAAGGAAAAATTAAAAAAGGCGTTTAGTAAATGAAAAAATTTATAATGTTATTTGTGGCAAGTTTATTGATAACTGCTTGTAGTATAAGTGAACCAAGACTATCTTTTGGTAAAAAATGTATAATTAAAGATGACAAAGTTGTCTATTCATATGTTTGGGTATGGGATAAAAGTGTTGGTCTAACTGCTACAGAAGCAGATTGTGAATATATTGCAACTACAAATTAAATAGAATTTGACGTTGAAGGTTAGATAATAACTAGTGAGGACGTGGGTGCAATACCCACCACCTCCACCAATTTAAAACACATAGATGTGTGCTTTGAGGGGGTGAGTAGATTCGACTGCTACTAAAACTAACTGGAGTTAAATCGCTGATGTCGTAACATCAAACTATAAATGCTAACGAAAGTTATGCACTAGCGGCTTAGGTCGCTGGGGTTTGCCTGTGACCTTGCAACAGAACACAGGCGCTTTACAATTTCATCAAATTGTGTTATAATATATCTATGTTATTAAATAGTAAAAAGTTTTCAGCCATCATAGAAGATATTGTAAAAACAAAAAAAATATCCTACATAGACGCTATAGTAAAATATTGTGAAGACAATGAGATGGATCCATCAAATGTCGGTTCATTAATTAGTAAATCATTAAAAGATAAGATACAACAAGAGGCAGAAAAACTTAATTTGGTTGAAAAATCAAGTACAGCAGTTTTACCTATATGAACAGCTATGAAGCTTATACACTATACTTGGCTATTAAACTACACTTTACTTCCGATAGTTATGATTTTTATAAACACAATGCTAAAGTTAACTCAACATTTAATACATTTTTAAAACGTAATGACAGATTTTTCTTTCATAAACTTACAACTAAATATAATAAGGAAGAAATGCTAGAATATTTTGTATGCAATTTCTTTCACAATTCAAAAACGTGGATAGGGAACTTAATAAGAGCAGATGGAGAAACAATTTATACAAAGTGGAAAAAGTATAATCAAGCACTTACCTACAATTTTAGAAATGATTGCTTATTGGTTCGTAATATCATTGATGGCGATAGGATTTCTTTTGATGATATGTTCCGTGTACCTAATGGCCAACATCCGAGATTGTTACGGTTACTTCTTTCTGAACAAATTGGAGTACAAACATTCATCATCTTGGATAAGATTTTATCGTTTGTTAAAAATTGGGATAAAGAAATTACCGAAACTATTATATGGCCTGAAAAGTCATTTAAGATTACCAAGTTAAAACCATTTGTTAATTTCAATTTGACTAAATGTAAATTTATTATGAAGGAGGTATTTGTATGATAGATGAAGAAAGATTTCCTACAGCTGAAGAACGATGGCCTAGACAAGGCGAAGTAGCAAACATAGTACCTGAATCTAACTTAGGTGGTGATAGAATATATCAAAATCTACACGGCACTATGGAGTTAGTTAATAAAAACGGTACGTTATATAAAGGTAAGATTGACAAACGATCAATCAAACTATCTGATGGTAGTTTAAGTTATGTATATCTAACAGCAGACAATCGTTGGTTTGATAGAGCAGGAATATCAATAAGTAAACCAAGTAATTTAATAGTAAGAGAAAAAAATGATCAAGCGTGATATACTTGAAAGTGTGATAGATGTTGGTAGTGGATTTTTTATAGCAGTTATTATACAACTGACTATTTTTCCTTTGTTTGATTTACACCCTACTATATTTGATAGTTTTGGTATTGCAATTATATTTACAGCAGTTTCTATGACACGATCAGCTTGTTGGAGATGGTATTTTAGAAGAAGAAAATGAAAAGAGTTTTTTGTATAGGTAACGGTGAAAGTAGAAAAGGTTTTGATTTAGAAAAATTAAAGTCTTATGGTAAACTATATGGGTGTAATGCTATCTATAGAGACCATCCAGATTTAATTGATGTTCTTGCAGCTGTTGATGGTGGTATGATACACGAAGTTTATCATAGTGGTTTTGCTCAAAAGAAACCTTGTTACTTTAGAGCCTGGACAAAAGTACCAACAATGTTATATCAAAGTATTGTAGAAGGTATGGCTTCAATACAAGATTTAAAAGATATGAAAGAGTTTGATTTGATAAAAGCAAATGAGCAAGGTGACTCACAAGAATTTGTTACACACGGTTCAACTATTTCAGGTGCAGTAACTATTTTAAAGAAAGCAAAAGAACAAGGTGGCGATAGAGAAAGAATTAAAAAGAATATACACAATTCACACGTCTATGTTTCTTGGATAAAAGAACCAGATCAAGCATATGATATAAGAGATTGTGAAGAAGATGGAAGAGATGATGGTTGGGCTTGTGGGCCTACAACAGGTTACTTAGCAGTTAAGTTAGAACAACCAGATGAAGTTTATATGATAGGACACGATTTAGTTTCTGATACAAATACTGTAAACAATATCTATAAAAGCACACACAATTACGTTGCTTCAGAATTTGAACCTACACCATCAGGCAATTGGGAGTTACAATGGCATAGACTTATGGAGTTAAACCCTAAGACAAGATTTATCAAAGTAAATAAAGAGTTAAATGACAGTCCTACAAACAGTAAAATAGACGTATTTACTTCTTTAGAAGACACTAATTTAGAGTATATTAGTCAAGCACAGCTGCTTGACAGGATGAGTAAATGGTGATATAATGATATTATGTTTGATAAATTTTTATATTAATGATAAAAGGAAGTATAAATAATATTAATACTTACATTAATACAAATACGTACAACAATATATACAAGGAGATACATACAATGTCAAGTGCATTAGAAGCCCTAAAAAAGTCAAAGTCAAACTTTGACACGCTAACTAAACAGTTAGAAAAAACAATCGAACAACCAGAAAAGAAAAACAAATACCAAGATGATAGGTTATGGAAACCTGAACTTGATAAGTCTGGCAATGGTTACGCTGTAATCAGATTTTTACCTGCAGTAGAAGGTGAAGATATGCCGTGGCAGAGAGTTTGGCACCACGCCTTTCAAGGACCAGGTGGTCAATGGTATATTGAAAACTCTTTAACTACACTTAACAAAAAGGATCCTGTTAGTGAAGAAAATACAAGATTGTGGAATACAGGCATAGAAGCCGATAAAGAAATTGCTAGAAAAAGAAAAAGAAAGTTACAATACTATTCTAATATTTTTGTAGTTAGTGATCCTAAACATCCTGAAAACGAAGGTAAAGTATTTTTATTTAAATTCGGTAAAAAGATATTTGATAAAATTACTGAGGCAATGAACCCAGCGTTTGAAGATGAAAAGGCTGTTAACCCATTTGATTTTTGGGAAGGTGCAAACTTTAAACTAAAAATCAGAAAAGTTGATGGTTATTGGAATTATGATAAATCAGAATTTGAGCCAGTTAGTAGAATTAAACCTACTGACGAGGAGATTGACAAGATATGGAAATCTCAATATGCTCTAAAACCCTTCATTGACCCAAGTAATTTTAAGTCTTATGATGAACTCAAAGAGAAACTGAATAAGACACTTACTGGACAAAGAAGTACTGAATCAGTAGAAGATATTGATCTCCCACCTGTCAATAACGACAAACCAACGTCTTCTAACTATTCGGTAGAGAAAGAGGATGACTCCAACGATAGCGATGACCTATCGTACTTTAGTAAACTTGCTGAGGACGAATCCTAATCTATCTCTCTCACTTTCTCAATTGGGTGGCCTTCGGGCCACCCTCTCTCATAGGTGCTTGACAAAGTTGAGGAGATATGATATACTATATAATAGATAATGTGTAAAAAACATTATTAAATTAAATAACAAACGATAACACGTAAAAAGTGTTATTCCTAAAACAAGGAGAAAAATATGGTAAATAATAATACCGTTGTAAACATCCACACAACTAAAACATTTACGGATGAACATTTAGAAATATCAAAACATTACATTAATTCAAACACTAGACCTGATCTATATGGTGATTTTTTACTATTTGGTAAAGATTTAGGCAGACACTTAATTGACATTAAAGATATTAAGTGGAGAGGAAGTTTAAGAGGTGGTGCACAAGCTGCTAGAGCAGCAGGTGCTAATCCTTCTTTTAAAGAGGTACAAAATAGTATCATTGAATTTGGTTACAAATTAACTAATGAACCTATTGCTCTTTGGAAAAGAGATGATGGATATTATCCATTAACTGGTCACACCAGAGAAACTATTTTATCAGAGCAAAACGTAACAAATGTAATTGCTAACGTCTATGAAATGAATAGTGAAGATGAGGCTTCAAAATTTAGTTTAAAATTAAATAGAGGTCCAGACCCACAAGGTATCATATCTCAACAAGATGTACAAGAAGAATGTTTGACCGCATTAAGACAAGGTTGGATTCAACCAAGCCTTGACTCTATTTTAAGTAGGGTAAATGAAATCTGTGGTGATAGTGTATTTACAAAAAGTAAAAGATCATATATTGCTACACTAGTTTATAATACTTGGGAAGATAAAAAACCTGGCTCTCAAACAGTACTATCTTGGCCTAATGAAAGTGTAATCAATCAATGGATGAGTACAAATAAATACGTTGATGTAGGTAATGTCATTTATATGACTACTTCATTTTCACAAGTTAGTAAAGCAATCTTTAGAGCGGCTGCTTTATCAGTAGAAAATTCTGATAAAGAAATTAGAGTAGTTGTTCACACAAGTATCCTGGATGCTTACGACCTTAAAGGTTGTTATGACAATAGAGTAGATACTTTTAGAACTATGTGGTTTGATAAGTTAAAAGATTTAAGAATTGCATTTTTTAAATCTCATCCTGCAGATAATTCTAAAGTTGTATTGGCCAACAATATTACATTGTATGGTGCTTTACCAGCTCTAGGAAACTACCACGATTTAAATAAAATCGTAAGATACAAAAATACTTCTCAATCTGTTGATGAAGTAAACGAAGACTAAAAAGTCTTTAAGTGGTCTTCGGTAAGAATTAAAAAATTCATATTGTGCTTGTTACACCAAGCGTAAGCCGTAGACCACTTTCTTCTATTTCTCTCATAAGTCAATAGTGCATTTTTATAAACACGGCTCTCACGTAAAGGTCTTTTAGGTTTAACAGTTTGTGCTTTTGGTTTTATTTCAACCACAAATTTTTTATAAGTACCATTTGATTGTTTGACTTTCATATAGAAGTCTGGATAATATCTATGTATCTTATTATCTACTGAACGATAGTATATAACAATTTCCTCACTACCCCATTCCAATACATCTTTGTTTTTATCACAATAGCCCATAAACCTACGTTCCCAACTAGAGCGATAAACTATATTTCTTACATTACCTTTATACTTTTGTGGATTAAGTGGAGTAAATCTACCTGAATAAGGTCGTCTATCTATATTAGTCATTTTCTTCATAATCTTATTTATTATCAACATAAATAGTAGTATGGCAAGCGTATTCGATAGTATAAAAAATAAGGCAGGAGATACACAAAAATCTGCTACTTGGTATAGAACACAAGTAAATAAGATTGCTAGTGGGGCTACAGCTACACAATTGTTTAGACAAGGTAAACTTACAGGTAGACCTAGTGTAGGCAGATTGAACTTATTTGGGTACAATCCTAAGTTAAGAAAGACATTACCATATTATGATATATTTCCATTAGTGTTGCCATTAGAACCAATATCAGGTGGGTTTATGGGTATGAACTTTCATTATCTACCACCGTTATTAAGATTTAAATTATTAGAACGTATGCAAACATTTGCTGATGATACAAAGTTTGATAGTAAAACAAAATTTGATGTAACTTATGATGATGTAAAAAATATAAAAATTGTAAAACCAACAATTAAAAAATATTTGTATTCATATGTACAAACAGGATTTTTAAGAATAAACGCTGATGAAGCTGCAGTTGCAATATATCTACCAGTACAAAGATTTAAAAAGGCAAGTGAAGCACAAGTTTATTCAGACAGTAGGAGATTTATTTAATGTCAATAATTAGTGTAGGTAAAAAAATAGGTGATTTAGATATACGACTAGGTATACCACCATCTAAACCACAATTTAGTGTAAGAGAAACAAATCAAAGAATATCAGCCAACAATGTTACATCTAATTTCAATTCAATTTATAATCAGTTTAGATCAGGCATTACTCAATCAGGAGGTTTTGCTAGACCAACACAATTTTTAGTTACGATTGATGGACCAAAAGGTGACTCTTTAGGTGATAATGGAATCTATGCAGATTTACCAGATAGAGATCAAGCTGCAAGATTAAAAAAAAGTGCTAGATTATCAAACTCTATAAAAACAGCATTACAATTAAGAATGGATTTATTCTGTTCAAATGTATCTTTGCCAGGTAAAACAATAACAGATGATGTAAATGAAACATTTTATGGACCTAAAAGAGCAATAGCAAAGAACGTACAATTTGATGATATAACATTAGACTTCTATACTAGTATTAATTATGAAGAAAGATTATTTTTTGAGGCTTGGCAAAACTCTATTGTAGATCCTATTACTCATAACGTTGGTTACTATGATGATTATGCTAAAAATTGTATGATAACAATTACACCATTAACAAAGACGTTTATGGCAGCACTATCTAACTTTAAACCAAGTGGTGATCCAGGTAGAGATAGACAACAAATTAGACAAAGTTTAGGTGATCAATCAGGTTTCTCATCATATCAAGTACAACTATATGAAGTTTGGCCTAAAACTATTACTGCTATACCGTTAGCATACGATTCAGTAAATCAAATAGTAAAAACTTCAGTTACATTTACATATAGAAACTATGCAACAACAGCTTGGAACTTTTTAGCAAAAGATAGAACTGATGAATACAAATCACTTAACAGATTAGAATATAGAACAAATACAACAGCAATACAAAGCAACCTTTTAGATAATTTGCCTTTTGGCTTAGGCAATGAAATAGGTAGAGTTGGACGTCAAGTGTATGAGACAGTTAAAAAGAATTTACCGATTGGTAGAGTAACGGGAGGTCGTGTATTCCCGAAAGGTCTTCCAGACCCTAAAATTATACGAGATATATTATATTAATAAAGGAGTAAATAATGAGTTTATCATTTTTGAGAGTGCCTGAATATGATTTGACTTTATCAAACAATGTAAAAGTAAAATACAGACCATTTTTGATTAAAGAAGAAAAAATATTATTGATGGCGGTTGAAA